GCTGACAAAATAGAGCGGTTCTTACAAAGAGTAAAAACTTTAAATTAAAAATTTTAAAAAACAAAAATTATGGCATTTGTTGTAAGTACATTAACGGATTACGCCAAAGAAAACGAAGCTTTATTAGTAACATCTTCAGTTCTTGGCTCTAAAACTGCTACTTTGATTAAGTCTCAAGGTAATGTTTTAGTTGGAGTAAAATCTTCTGAGAAAATTGGTATCATGGATACTGATGCTTTCTTTCAAGATGATAGCGATTGCGGTTTCAACGCATCAGGTACAACTACTTTCACTCAGCGTAGTGTAACGGTTGGTAAAATTAAAGTACAAGAGGCACTTTGTCCAAAAGGATTAGAGTCTAAGTATTTACAAAAAGCATTATCTGCTGGTTCAATGTATGATTCAATCGCATTTGCAGCCGATTATACTTCTAAGAAAGCAGCAAGAATCGCTTCTCAATTAGAAACTGCGATTTGGACTGGAGATTCTGCTTCAGCAAATGGTAACTTAAATAAGTTTGATGGTTTTGCTAAGTTAGTTGCTGCCGCTTCGGCTTCAGTTATCCACGCAAATACAACTACTTATTACGGAACTGCTTTGGCTGCTTCTGCTGGTATTACAAGTGGTGTAGTTGTTGCAGTTTTGGATGCAGTTTACAAGGCTATCCCAGCTTCAATCGTTGACAAGGATGACGTTGCAATATTTGTAGGAAACGATGTATTCCGTACTTACACTATCGCATTAAAAAATTCAAATTTATTTAATTATACTTTTGATGGTCAAGCAACTGGAGAATTAACTTTGCCAGGTACAACTATCAAGGTTATCGCAGTTCAAGGATTGAACGGAACTTCTAAGATATATGCTGGTCGTATTTCTAACTTGTTTATCGGTACTGACTTGTTGAACGAAGAAGAGCAGTTTGAATTGTTACACGATCCTTATGCAATGAACATCAAGTTCATGGCAGCATTTAAGTTCGGTGTACAATTTGCTTTTGCGGATGAGTTAGTTGATTTCATCTTAGCTTAATAATCTTACAAATAAGTTCGGGGAGTATCGCTTGGATGCGACTCCCCTAATTTTAACACTTTAAAGAAAAATAATTATGCCGTGTGCTTTAACTCAAGGATATTCTTTAGATTGTCGTGATTCATTAGGTGGTATTACAGAGGTGTATTTCATTGAAAAAGGAAATGTTAGTGCTATTACCGTTGCTTCGGGTTCGGTATCTGCAATAACTAAAGTGGCTGGTAAAAGATTCTATAAATATGAATTAGTTCCAGGTACTGCTTCAATGACTGAAAACATTAATGCTAATGTGCAAAATGGTACGGTTTTCTATGCTCAAGAACTATCGATAGTATTGAACAAATTACAAGTGTCAACAAGAAATGAAATTCTTTTGTTGGCTCAGAATACATTGTTATGTGTTGTTAAAGACAATAACGATAAAACGTTTTTACTTGGTCGTGTACAAGGTATAAACTTAACTGGTGGCAACGCTGCTACGGGTACGGCTCAAGGAGATCGTTCAGGTTACACTTTAACTTTCTCTGCAACTGAGAAAGAATTATCGCCAGCGGTGGCTGATGGAGTCTTTACTGCATTGACTACTCCAGGCGCTTAAAGATAGTCGTTTGGTTGACGGGTAAGGGGGAGGCTGATGCTTCCCCTTTTTTTATATAAGAAATTTTGTTAATGCTATTTATATTTGATGATACATTTAATCAAAGGTCAAGTCAATAAAATAATATTAACTCTAAGCGAGAAGGCAACTTTGACATCGCCTAATTATCTATTCTATTTTAAGTCAAGAAATACAAACGAAACGGTGGCATTTGTGATTTTAAACAATGCTGATCTATCTACTTACCCTGAAAGATTCAACGCTTTTAATATTACGGTAAGTTCTTATTTTGCAACTAAATTACCTGGCGAATGGTCATATCAGATTTATGAGCAAACTTCAAGTTCTAATTTAATCCCATCGCAAGCGACTTCATTGCTTGAAAGTGGGCAAGCAAGTTTAAACGACACAAGTCAATTTAGTTTTACTACTTATAGCAACCAAATTAATACTTACAAAGTAAGAGATATATGAGCAATCAATTAATGGTTTTAACTTTTGCGGAGGCAAGACAACCTGAATATCGGGAGAAGAAAGGCGAAGGAGAAGGATACATTGAGTTCGGTAAAAAGAATGATTATCCTAACTACTTGGTGGATTTATTTAATAAGTCTGCCAAGCATAATGCGATAATTAAAGGAAAGGTCAACTACATAACTGGGAATGGCTTCAAAATCAAAGAGGGTGTCGACCCTATTGGTGAAAAATTCATCGCACAAGCCAACCGAGTGGAGTCGTTGACCGAAGTATTAAGAAAGGCATCTATTGATATTGAATTATTTGGAGGCGCTTACTTGCAAATTATATGGAGTGTAACGGGAGAAAATCTTGCTGAGGTTTATCACGTTGATTATACTAAGATTCGTACTAATGCTGACAATACTCAGTTTTGGTATTCGGAGAATTGGGAAGATAGAAAGTATAAAAGAGAGGTCTTTAACGGATTCAATTCTCAGCTTAGACAAGGCACTCAAATAATGTATTTAAAGGAGTATCGACCTAACTTAAATGCTTACGCATTACCAGGTTATTTTGGTGCTTTAAATTACGTTGAATCAGATATCGAAATATCTAAGCACGTTTTAGGTAATGCACAAACTGGATTTAGTGCAAGTAAATTAATTACGTTACCAAATGGAGAGCCATCGGACGATGAGAAGCGCCAAATTGAACGCAAGTTTACTGATAGGTTTACGGGTAGCGATGGAAAGAAGTTTATTCTTTCATTTGTAAACGATGCTTCAAGAAAGCCAGTCATTGAGGATTTAGGAGCAAGCGATATTACTAAAGAAGATTTCGGTAATGTAGATAAAATGATCCAGCAGAATATTTTTGCTGGACATCAGATTACTGCTCCCGATTTATTTGGTATTTCTACTCCAGGTCAATTAGGAACTCGCCAACAAATGCGAGATTCTTACGAGATTTTTAAAAATACTTACGTTAATGATAAGCAAATATTTCTTGAGCAAGTATTCAGTTTACTTGCCAAATTACACGGTGCTAATTCAGAACTCCAAATCGTACCAGTCGAGCCGATTGGCATAGAGTTTAGCGAGTCGATTATTTTACAAGTTGCACCTAAGCAATGGATTCTTGAAAAGCTGGGTATTGATATGACTCAATATCAGCAAGCTGAAATAGTTCCTGAGATAGCACCCGTAGAAATACAACAATCAGGTTATAAATTTAATGAAGATCAGGTTGTAAGTGTATTTGAAGAGTTCGGTGTTTCAAAAGAAGAATATTCAATCTTTAAATCAAGAGAAGTATTTAGCCAAGTTCCTAATGAATTAGAAGAGGCTTTGCATTTAGAATTTGCAGAGCAAGCATTAAGCGGATTAGAGGCTAATGTATTGGACTTAATCCAAAAGGATAAGCGAATAACGGCTGAAGTTATTGCTGGAACTATTGGAGTAGATTTAGATATTATCAATCGTGTCTTAGATGGATTGGATAAAAGAGGAATTGTAAGCAGTTCAGTTTCAAGAGGAATAACCGAAAGAAAATTATCTAAGCCATTATCTGAATTGAATGCACCGAAGCCATCGACTACAAGTTTTATGGTTCGTTATTCATACGAATGGAGGTCAGATATACCAAGTGGTCAAAGAGATACGGCAGACCATCCAAGCCGTGTATTCTGCGCTCGATTAATGCAATTAGATAGATTGTATTCAAGAGCAGAAATTGAAACTATATCAGCAAGATTAGGCTATTCGGTATTTGATAGGCGAGGTGGTTGGTGGACTCAACCAAATGGTCAGCATTCTCCAAGTTGTAGACATAGATGGTTTGCTCAAACGGTTATAAAGAAAGATTAATATGAAGAATACATTATTTATAGGAGCAAACGCAATCAAGGAAAGAACGGCAGTTCATTCTAATATTGATGATAAGTTAATCATGCCTGAGATTAAAACTGCTCAGGATATGTATATCTTACCAGCATTAGGTACGGCTTTATATGTTAAACTTCAAACGGGTATTGAAAATAATACGTTAAGCAACGTTGAAACGGCTTTATTGAATGACTACGTAACAGATGCGTTAGTTTATTACGTATTGTCTGAGTTGCCCGTAGGATTATCTTTTCAATTCTATAATAAAGGATTAGTAAGAAAGACTTCGGATAATAGCGACCAATCAGATATGCAAGATTTAATTGATGTAGCAAATCGTTATCGTTCAAGAGCGGAGTTTTATAAGCAAAGAATGATTAAGTATTTGCAAGAGGTAAGTACTACAAACTTATTCCCTGAATATATCAATCCTGGTACGGGCATCGATACGATGTATCCTGAAAAAGATGGTTATCAGTCGAGTATTTTCTTAGGAGATGAAAATAGTTTGTTTGGAATGAGTTATCCTCAACACGTTTTAAAGAGCAAAAAAAATTATAATTATTAATATGCCAAAAGCATTCTCAACCAAAAACATTAACAAACTAATTGTTTATTTAACAACAAATGGCAATAAAACAACTGACATTAAATCAAACAATCAAGCTGATAAGGGATATTGCCCAAAGCCACGACCAAATTAATACGGTCTATTTCGGCGATGTGTGGGAGTTTCTTTCTCAGCCTGATAATGTTTATCCTTCAATGTTTTATTCGTTGACTGGAAGCCAAATAAACGGCAAAGAATTGACTATGTCATTTAGTTTATTCTTTCTTGATAGGCAACTTCAAGACGAGACTAACGAAACGGAGGTTTTGTCGGATCAGTTGTTGATCTGCCAAGATATTATTTCGATGTGCAAGCATCCGAATTTTAATTGGGAGGTAGGCGAAGGGATTACATTAGAATTTTTTACTGAAAACGAAAAAGATTATTT